ACTCTTGCTGGTGACAGCACAGATGGTTACTCAGGCGCACCCGGATTCGGTGTAAAAACTAGCGTAAAATTTTTTTCTGAACATGGCTACACTTGGGATAGCGTTGTTAAAGCTTTTGAATCCAAAGGTCTTACAAGTGACGAAGCACTACTCAATGCACGCTTAGCTAAGATATTAACTGCTGACGATTATGACTTCAAAGAGAACAGACCCATCTTATGGACTCCCACCGATGCCAGTGACTGACATAACTCTAGAACAAGAGTTTAAACTAAAAAGAATGGAGGAGCTGTTGAAGCGGTGTCCTCCTGATCAAATGATTGAGTTGTTCTTACAACTACAAAAAACTAATTTTATTCTTACCAACAACGTTGGACAATTACTAGCACAATGGCACATTTCTCCCCTTCCTACTACACCCGAGGATCAATTGAATGCTGGGATGCAATCAGAGACTGGAAACTAAACTATCATCTAGGCTGTGCAGTTAAATATATTTGCCGAGCCGGTTACAAAGATGCTAACTCGAAAGCGTCTGACCTTAAAAAGGCTATCCACTATCTTGAAAATGAACTCAACAACACAACATCTACAGAATCAATCGCTACAGGAACAATCGATAGAATTCCGGGACGTTTATGGGATTCAGAATGGACTGAACAACCGGACTATGCAACGGGATTTGATCGTTGAAGAGTTTAAGGAGTTCATGTATGCAGCTACTGAAGAAAGCTATGAAGCTGAACTGAAAGAACTAGCTGACCTTGTTTATGTCTGTTTTCAATATGCAGAAAACATGGAATGGGATTTAGAAACTGCATTGAATCGAGTCCATGAATCCAACTTATCCAAGCTTGGTCTTGATGGTAAGCCAATCCGACGGTCCGACGGTAAAGTTATGAAAGGACCAAATTATCAACCACCTAATCTACAAGACTTAGTTAAATGAGCGAATTAATTTCTAGAACTGGACGTGTTCAGGCATGGATTGATGATCCATCTGGTCGTCTCCCGGTGTCGTGCACCGTTATGAATGTTGAAAATGAACTTGAAGGACCAAACGGAATTGAAGCCAGCTGGCGGTTCGCTAGCCATGCTTTACGACGAGGCGCAGGAGTTGCAATCCATCTATCAGAACTTGACCCACGAGGCTTCGAGAGAGACTCTGGCGTCATTGCGAGTGGTCCTGTATCATTTGGACGAATCTATTCGGCTCTTAACGAAACTCTCAGGAGAGGTGGGAAGTACAAAAATGGTGCAATAGTGTTGCATATTGACGCTCAACATGTTGACCTAAAAGAGTTCATCACAACACCACGTGATGTACTGCCTTGGGTAAAACGTTGCGTTAATATCACACAAGAATGGTGGGATGATATGTCACAAGAGCTACGAGACTTGTTAATTCAAGGTATCAAGGCTGGTGACATTTGGCTCAACAAAGTTAAGTACCAAGGAACACAACGTATCCGAGGTAATGTATGCTTGGAGGTATATTTACCTAGTCGTGGTACGTGTCTTTTACAACATGTGAACCTGGGAGCATGTAGTTTTGATCAGATTCCTATTGCATTTGCAGAAGGTATGAAAGAACTATGTGAACTACATGGTAAGACAGGTGTAGGAGATACCGGTGAGTATCTACCATCAGAAACAGATAGACAAGTTGGTCTTGGTGTACTAGGTCTTGCCAACCTTCTGCGACGATATGGCGTGAGCTATGAGCAGTTTGGTCGTGCCTTAGATCAATATAATAATAAAAAAGTAGAAGCTACTGCTGCATACTCTCTTGTACAGCAGCTTGCTAATGGCATCCGTGACGCCTCCCTTATTGCACATGAGTACAATATGGTCAGAGCGTTTGCTATTGCTCCTACAGCGTCTTGTAGCTACCGCTCAAAGGATGCTGATGGCTTTACTTGTACACCAGAAATCGCACCACCTATTGGTCGCACTGTAGACCGTGACTCTGGTACCTTTGGTGTACAAACATATGACTATGGCGAAGTCGAAATCGCCAGTGAAGTTGGATGGGAGAATTACAAGCGTGTTGCAGATGGCATCATGACTCTCTACCAAACCAGTGGACTTCTCCATGGATATTCATACAACTGGTGGTCAGATTTGGCTGTCATGAATGAAGAATTCATTGAAGAGTGGCTAAGGTCTCCACAAACCTCGCTTTATTATTCATTGCAAGTAATGGGCGATGTTCAGGACAAGACCGATGCATATGCTGCTCTAGCCGATGTTGATGTTGATGATTACCTGAACGATTTACTAAATGAACCTCAATGTGATTGTCAAGAATGAACCCTTACGAAAAACTAATGGCGCGGAAGCGCAAATGGACACCAGTACAGACAACTGCTGGTACATGCAAAGAAGGTGCGGAGGAGACAATCCACCGTGCTCTTGCCTTACGACACATGGAACTACCTGTGGGAGATTTTATCACTGATGCACTTGCCACTGAAGTTCCAAACATGGCACGGGAGTTACTCCTATCAAACGTCAAAGACGAGGAAAACCACGACCTGGCTCTTGGTTACATCGCCAATGCTTACGGGGTGGATGAGAAGGCTGAAGCCGAAGCGTTACGGTTACGCGATGCTTGGGTCGCGCATCCTGATCACACTATCACCAAGGCAATGGTTGCCGAGCGTAGCATTTTCTTCGTTCTTCTACCATTCATGCGCGCTAATGGTGACGCTGGAATGCGGACCGTGAGTGCCGACGTGTCACGAGACGAACAGATTCATGTCGCAACTAATTCAATTGTATGTAAAGAACTTGGTCTAGATATATCACCAAGTCTTGATAAGCTGCGTAAAGCAACTATTAATTGGGTGATGCAACCACTAGGTATTAATACTACCTATAAAAATTTGGATAAAAAATTTTGGCTGCAATCTAGCGATAACTTAATGTATCAGGGCAAGGCTCCTGAACTTTCCTTCACCAAGGCTGCCAGAATGCCGTCTTTCTTCGAGCATAGTAATGTCAATCTCCCCCAGTATGCTTGAGACCGTGGGTATGCAAGCCCGTGGTTTAACAAATCAATTAGAAGAAATCTTCCCACCCATCACCCCTACACCCGAAGATAAAATAGAAAAGATTATGTACCAAGCCGGTCAACGCAGTGTCGTTGAGTGGATTATCCAATACATGGAAGAAAACCAATGAACAATCGTCAATCTTATCACTATAAAACAGCAGCACAAAAAGCAGCAGAAGAAGAAGCTGCCCAACGTAAGCTAGAGATGCAGCGTATTGCTAAAGGCACCGCAAAACGTATGCTAAATAGGCGTGCTGAACAAGCAGCAAATAAAGAACGTCGTGAAACTGGACAAAGAAAAAGAAATAAAGCTAAGCGTAATGAACGTCATCCAGGTATGACAACTGCAGAGATTAGAGCAAAGCGGCAGAAAAAAGGCATTGGTAAGTCTGCTAAGAAGAAATCTGGTGGTGGTGTAGCTGCAATTGCTGCTGGAATAGTTGGGGCTGGGCAAACGGCTTTAAAAGCAGCATCGAGAGCCAACAAGATGAACAGGAAGGCTAGGAAGGCTCAGAAGTCTTATAGCAGGGAAGTAAATAAAGCAAACCGTACTGCTGATGAAAGAAAAGAAAACCGTAGGAAGAAAGGTCGCGGTCGTTTCGCTAAGTAAAAAGGAGCTAACCTAATGGCTAAGAAAAAAAATCCCAATCGAAAAGCTCTTCAGATCAAAGGTAAGTATGGTAAAAAAAGTCAATTCTACGGTAAATCTGAAGAGGACATTGAAAGTATAAAAAAACGGAAAAGAGATAAAAGAGCCGAGCAACAAGAAAACAAAGCTAAGCGTGATAGACTAAAGCGTCGACAAGATAAGGGAATAGGAAGATTTGCACCAAAAGATCTGCCTGCCACTGGTCCAACACCTGAACCTGTAGATCTAGATTCAACTGTAGGACAACTTCCTGTAGGACAAATTCCTTCAGAACCTGGATTTGATTACGAAGGTGCACTAGCGGACATGAGAGCTGAGTTTGAAGAGCGTCAACGTCTAGCTGACGAAAAATATTCTCGACAAGTTGCTGAGTTTGAACAAGGTGAACGTACTCAAATGGAAAACCAAGCTCGTGCTGGTCAACAGACAGAGTATAAACTAGGTAGTCCATCTGAAAGAATGCGAGGTGGTACCTTTGGTTTCAGACGTAGGAAACGTCGCTTAATGGGTGGTATTGGTGCAGTTAACTCACTTGCTGCTGGTGCTGCCAGTGGGATGCTAAATTTTTAAAATCTAATGACAGCTAAAACAAGATATGACAGATTGTCTTCGGACCGTTCACAGTTTCTAAACACTGCTAGACAAGCAGCAGATCTAACTCTTCCTTATCTCATCCGTGATGATGAGGTTTATACTAAAGGCTCAGTAAAACTCACAACCCCGTGGCAATCACAGGGAGCTAAAGGTGTAGTGACTCTTGCAAGTAAACTAATGCTTGCATTGTTACCTCCACAAACTAGCTTCTTTAAGCTACAGGTTAACGATGTTAACTTACCTGAAGACCTAGGACCAGAGATTAGATCTGAACTAGACTTGTCGTTTGCTAAGATCGAACGCACTATCATGGAATCCATTGCGGCTTCTAGTGATCGTGTTGTCGTTCACCAAGCACTAAAGCATCTGGTAGTAGCTG